CCATAAGAACCAACAAGGATAGCATTCTGTTCCTTGGCAAGAATACGTCTAATACTCTCTCGTTCTTCTCCATCTACTCCACCATGTATCAAATATATCGGACGATCTGTGCTATTCTTAATTCTATTATACAATCCTTTTCCATGTTTGTCAACTAATCTGAATAGTATCATAGTATTGCCATGTAATGACAAGGCTAAATTCTGTATAAATCTGTTTCGAGGTTCATGTTCAGCCAAATATTCAATTTCATCCGAATATTCATATACTTTAGGCTTTGGTAAATGCTTCAAAATAATACACTTTATCCTAAGTTCCGCCAAATGTTTCTGTTCTATTAGTTCCTTGGTAGTTGTTGCTTCATATACCTCCCCAAACAGCCCCTCCAGCACAAGACGATGAGTTAAAGTATCATTAAGGGTACCTGTACAGCCAATCCTAACGTCTGTCTTATCAGCAGCCTCCATAATGCCTTTAATGCTATCTGCTTGGGCATGATGCACCTCATCACAAATTATGACATTAAAATCAAAATACTCTTTTTCTTCATTGTATATACTCTGCCATGTCGAAATATATACTGGTTTTGCAGGATTATGTTTTTCCTGTCCCTCATAAATCAAATGAACGTATCTATCAACCCCTTCCCATCCATATTCTTTAAAATCTGAAATCATCTGATGAACAAGATTAATAGTTGGTACCATCAATAAAATCTTATCCGAACCCGACTCAAGGGCTAATAGATAATATCTTATCAACAAATATAGAAAAAGCGACTTTCCCGATGCTGTCGGAGAAACGATTAAGGTTCGATGCTTTCGAACCGCCTGGAGAAATGATTTAAACTGGTAATATCGAGGCGTTTTATCCTCTGGAAGTCCCAGTATCTTGATAAATTCTGCTGCCTCGACTGCCGAGAACTCCACATCTCCCTTTGTGGCAATCCCAACCGTAAATCCTCGGTCCCGTGCAAACTCCTCAATACGAGGTGTGAGACCAACATATACCCGCTTAGTTCGCCTATTGTAAAGATGTATCTCTCCTGACCAATGCCTCAATTTTTCTGGACTTTTACTCTTCATAAACTCATAATTCGGAACCTTAAAAGTCAAATACTCGTAAAGGTCCTGAGCAATGCTCGGTTCAGTTTCTATCTTATTATACGTTGCATTATAAGGATGAATTACAATATCATTCATTTATCATCTTTTAGTTTAACAGGGAGTTTAAATAACTCGACCGAAAAATCATTGCGTATTACTGCTCGTAATATACGATAACAATTTATCAAATAACATGAAATATTCAGCATTATCTTATTCATTTTTATCTTTCTTTGGTGGTGGTTGTGGTCCATAACGCAAACGATTAGCAAATGCATCAAGAACATCAACGATTGAATCACCAAGAATGATAACAATTAATACAAGTGCAATTGCTATAGCTTCCATCATCCGCCGCCTTCCCACTTTCGAATTGAAAAAATCAGGTTGATTGTGTTCTGACGATAAGATAATTGTTGCACGATTTTCTCCAAGGCGTCAACCTTTATCTGAGCCTCATCAATCTTTTCTTGCAACTCCACAACCTGCTTATCTGCCTCAATATAAACCGGAACCTTGGTCTTGAGAATCATTCCTCCCGGATATTCCCAACCTTTTGCTTTCTGTTCTTTTGATGGCCCCTTACTATAGAAATCGTCCTTCTCAAGACGAAGAACCTTCATTTCTCGCAATAATGCAAATAATATCCGACGTTCTTCAGTCCAATATCGAACATACTCAGCGTGAAGGTTTGGACTTCTTTGTGCTTCGTTTTCGAGTTCGAGTTGATTTACTTTTACGTCCGTTTGATACTTTTCGTTTAATGAGTTTAGGTCCATTTTTTGCCATCTCTTCCATTAACCAATCTGCCAAATCCTGTTGGACTAGTGTTAACTCGCCTTGTTTAACATTCTCTAATGTCAATGAAGGAGGCTGTTTTACAGCATTAGTTTTTCGAAGATATCGCTTTGTTTTAAGAAACCCATGATGAAACCAATTATATAGAAAATTCATTTTCTTTTAGTTCCTTTCTTAGGCTTCAAATTAGTATAAAGATTCGAAGTATCAATAAGAACTTGGTCTAATGCTTTAAGTACGTCTTCTTCTTTGTTATGAATTCGAAAAGTGTCTGCATAAAGATCTCTAAAAAAATGATACAATTCTTCAAAAGTCAATGCATCATCACTCTTCGACGGTAAAGTCTCTGGAAGCTGACTAATATGATAAAAACTCATACGCTTCCAATGAAGGTCTTCTCTTTGTTGTCTAATTTTCCTAGTAGCCTTATAACCTCCCCATAATCCAAGAACTACCAAAAACAGGGCCACCGAAAATATAATCGCCAACATTACAATAAATGGCCATTGCACACAAAACCAATCATAATCCATTAATTACCTCCTGTATTTTCATCCAACGATTCATACAATCCTTGTTTAACCATTTCCATAATATCATCAACAGTATCAATGGTAGCACCAAGATCGGGTCGAATGAGACATGACATTCTCCCATCCCCTCTTGTTGTTACTGCGGAAAACAAAACGGAGACAAACTCATCAGGATTTTTTTCATAATCATCGGCTAATTTACGAAGTTGTTCAACCGCACCTTTATCATCACTCATAATTTTTTCTGCCGTCATAATCACTATCCTTTTCTAATAAACTCTTACATGGAGGTATCCAGCACAATTTAGTGCCTAATTTAGTACTACGAGTTTTATCCCAAATAAACCAAGCAAATGGAATAGTCGAAATTGTTTTTTGCTCAACTTTAGCTTTATGAATATTAACCCGTTCAACAAACGGTGCCACAACCCATGGAGGATTATCCTTAAAAAGATTATTATACCGACCTTGACCTTCCAGGAGTTGCAAGCGACAAAACATTGCAACTCCAATCTTGGCATATTTTAGAGCCTGAAGAATGAATTCTTCTGCCAAAATAAATGGTGGATTAGTGATAATCCAATCAACATCATGTACATAATTATTAGGTTCATCATGAAGAAAATCAGTTAATCCTGCGGGAAAATAATTATAAGCTACAATATCAGATGACCAAACATATTTAAATTGATCCTTCAGAACCTCCGACATATCGCCATTGCCACATGCCGGTTCCCAACAGGTATTATTGAGATACACGAAATCCCCCAGAACATATCTGAATAAAGCGCGCGTCGCCCAAGGAGGCGTCGGATAATAATCCAACTTTTCCTTGTTTATCCGGCGATAAAACCGTTTTTCCATGCTAATAAGCGTATCACGAGCTTTCATTACTTCATTCATCCTATCAAATTATAATATACCATAAATTATGTCAAGTGGAACTTGTTCATATGACGCGCAATTGTACAACCTACTTTTTCTCATGATGGTACGTGGTAAATATAATAATATTTCATCATAAAATAAACTAAAATAAATGTTGACAGACTTAAACTTTTGTGCTACCCTAAGATTCATCGTTCGCAGGGTTCATATATACCAGCCTAGGCTGAGTTTTTGAATCACTTATATTTGTCATATAAAATAGTTTATTCATCTTTCTATTATTTTAAACTGTTTTACGTCTTCGTATGGGTCAACATTCAATGATTTTAAAATCAAATGTTTTGAATAGAGTTGGTTTATTAATTTATCATGATAGTTTGGATTTAATTTATTATGATAGTTTGGATTAAGAATTTTTGATGCTGTTAAATTATTAGTGTTGTCTCCAAGATATAAAAAATCTATTGATCGTATTGCAGCATGAGATGATCGATAACCATGGATTGCTTCAATTACATCTCCCCACATATATATACTTCCAAATGCCCAGGTTAAATATTTTCCACAACCAAGTGTAAAATAATCATATACTTCATTAATTTTTTTGAATGCATGAAATCCTGCTCCCCAATGTTCATCATTTTTTCTTTCATAAGTGTTAAGGAATGATTTTCTTCTAGAAGGAAGTTCAGTGACATTAATACCAGGTTTCCAAATATATTCTTGTTGATATGTACCTTTTAAATAACCATCTTGTACATACCAAAGACGGTAACCGGTTATTTCTCCAATTTGGATTTCTCTCGGCTTTAAAAGATATTTGTTAAATTCCATGGGGGTAGCTACCGCAGCGCTGCGCCTGGAGGGGAGAGGCGAGTGGTTAGGGATAGAGGATTTGGACACGTTCATAATCATAGTGACTATACACCAGTTCTACAGTTGATGTCAAGTACTTAACATCGGATAATGTGGTGTCGAAGACCAGGTCCGAAAGGGAAGTTGGCATACACGAATGAAAATAAAAATGCATAAACGGGTCCATTGCTGAATTTAAGATGGATAAGATTATTTCAGATTTGATTCCTGTATCAGTAATGGGAGATTGTTGATCGTTTTGTTTCAGAGCAGCAAATTCGGAGAAGTCGTCGACCTTACCAATATTACGCATCCAGGAATGAATTTCAAGCCAATTGTTGAGGGATTCGTCGACCATGAACTCGACTGTCAACATGTTGAATTTTACATGATCTCCAGATTGGGGTAATGTAATGAAAGGAGTCTCATATCCCGGCATGGGAAGTATAATACCTGGAATGTTCACTTTTTGAGTAAAATATACGACATTTGGACATCGTCGAATGAAAAGTTTATGGCCTTTTGATTGAAGATAACTAAGATTAGTCGGAATATTGCTCAGGGCCTGAGGAATTTGGTTCATAGATTGAAGATATCTTTCGAAATACAAAAACCGGATTTGGTTTCAATTATATTTATTTCGGAGATTATAGCGTAAATATTATGGTACCAATGGTTGAGATAATGATGGATACGAGGATATTTTGGAGCAATATCTTCAGTTTGCCAGATAAACTCTTGAAGAATCAAGCTTTTCCTTGGATAATATAGAATATCCACAGTGTAAATTCTGGGATTGCGGATGAAAATTACCATTGCAATCTGCTTTGTTTTATGATACTCACGTTCTAGAATATTTATTCGATGTACCTTTCTAGCCAAGAGAAATATCATGTTGTCACGACCTGAAATCGGAACTCAGGCACACATCTTGCTTTGGCTTGCGAGTGAAGACCCGAATGAAATATATGATTG